TTTTTCTTGACAAAACATATAAAATTGGTTATATTATAGATATAATAAAGAAAATGAAAATCAAAAAGGAGTATTAAATGAGTTATTCAAACGGTTATGAATTTCCACAAACAATATCAAAAGAATTTAACAATAGAAAAGAATTTGATATTGCATTAAGTATTATCAATGATAAAGAACTATATGGTGATAATTATTGGCATAATGGAATTACTGATATTGGACATAGTGATATGACAATTTCTTTTGATACACAACATGATTTAAAAACATTTATAATATTATTTGAATTGGAGTTATTAAAATGAAAATAAAAGATATAATTAAATACATAGACAAATCTGACGAATATAAAGATGATATTGATGTTTCAGAATTTGGATTTGTTCATTTTGAGATATATGGTATAAAATGGCAAGAAGAAAGTAAATTAACTTCTTATTATTTTGAAGATTGGCATTGTACGGATAGTAGAGTCGGTGCAAAAATATATTTTTTAAAAGATAAAGCCGTGGCTATTGGTTATCAATCTGGTAGAAAATCTAGTGAAAAAATCGAATGGTTTTCAAAAGAATTATATAATAAAGTAAAAACTTATTTGGAATCTTTACCCAAAGAACCTGGGATTGAACTTGAAATTGCTTTATTTGACGAAAAAGAAAAACTTGATAATCATTACCAAATTCTTTACCATTCTCAATTATTTCCGCATCACTATGATAAATGTTGGTTAGGTAATGAAAAAAGCAGTGAAAAAGTTGAAATCATTGAACTACATAAAGGAAATAAATTTAATAAAAATGGTATATATGAACCCAGTTTAGTTAAAATTAGAACTTATAAAAACAAAGAATTTTGGATTGGTTTACCTAAATTACATTTTAAATATAATTTAAAGAAAATAAAAAGAATATACCCAGATAATTTAATATAATCATTGACAAAAGGACTTTAATTGGTTATATTATAATTAGATTAAAGAAAATCAAAAAAGGATATAAACTAATGAAAATATACTTAGTCGGTGGAGCAGTAAGAGACAAACTATTAAATTTACCAATCAATGATAAAGATTATGTCGTTGTCGGTGCTACTATACCTGAATTTATGGAAAAATACCCTGATGCTGAAATTGTAGGTAAAGATTTTCCTGTATTCATCGCAAAAAATAAAGATGGTGAAAAATGTGAATACGCATTTGCTAGAACTGAAAGAAAACATAGATTAGGTCATAACGGATTTATCACTGAAATTGAAAACGTTTCATTAAAAGCTGATTTAATGCGAAGAGATTTAACTATCAATTCAATTGCTTATGATGAAGAAAACGATGAGTACTTTGATTACTATGGTGGAATAGAAGATTTAGAAAATAAAATATTAAGTGCTACATCAATTGCATTTACAGAACGAAATAAATAAAGATAAAAGAGAAATAAATTTATGAAAAAATTTTATGTATATAGAATTACTAATATAAAAGAAAATAAACATTATTATGGTTCACGTTCTACTAATATAAATCCAATAAACGATTTAGGTATAAAATATTTTAGTTCATCTACTGATAAAAATTTTATTAATGAACAGAAATTACATAATGATAGATTTATATATAAAATTATTAAAATATTTGATATTCATAACTCAGCATTGGAATTAGAAATAAGATTACATAATATATTTCAAGTACATACAAATCCTAAATTTTATAATAAAGCCAAACAAACATCAACAGCATTCGTTTCTAGTTTTGCAGGACACACACATACAGAAGAGCACAAAGCAAAAATGTCATTATTAAACAAAGGCAAGGAATTATCAAAAGAATGTAAGGAAAAAATTTCTAAGTCTAAACTAGAGGGATTTGCCTCTGGCAAAATTAAAAAACCAAAAGGTAAATTGAATGGTATGTACGGTAAAAAACATAGTAAAACAAGTAAAAAACTAATGAGTATAGCTGGTGAAAATAAAATCATTTCGGACAAAACTAGAAAATTGCATAGTAATAATTGGTTAGGCACTAAAAACCCTAATGCATTAAAGATTTTGATTTATAATAACGAAGATCAATTAATGTTTACTTGTTTAGGTAATTTTTCAGAAATTTGTTATGATAATAATTTACCTTATAGAAATTTACTTGAAAGTTATCAAAATAATAGTAAAAAAATATATATGAATAAAGCTAGTACCTCACAATTAAAAAATAAAAAAATGTTAATTTATATTGGATGGTATGCAATAAAAATAGGGAAATTATCTAAATTAAAAACGGAGAATATATGATTGATCTATATTTGTATATAGACTAGCAAGATTTAAATGTAAATTTCCTGAGTTTCAAATAGACCGGACTACTATCCATTTAGCAAGAACTATGATAAACGAATTAAAAGCGTTATCAGCAGAAAGAGTATGGAAAGAATTTGAAAAGGCATTAACTACTGAAAATCCTAATGAGTTCATTGAAACATTAAGAATGCTACACTTAGACGAAATACATTTTCCTATTGATACTATTAATATAAATGAAAATGATTTTAAATGGTTTAAATCTAATGAAATGCAATTTGCTTTATTATTTAATGGTGCTGATAAATGGCAAGTAAATGACATGTTAAACGATCTAAAAGCACCTAATAGTTTTCAGAAATTTTATAATAAGTTCTGTACACATTCAGATATTTTAGAGAATTGGAAAACAATTGATACTTTAAAACTAGCACAGACAATATATTCATTTAGAACTGATTATATTTCTATAATTCAATTGCTTCAATTAAATACTTTAGAGGTAACTGAAAAAGAAACATTAAATGAACTAGTAGACTTTGTAATTCATACTAAATTACCAGATGAATTTAAAAACCTAGGAATCAGATCAAAACTAAAATTAATTGAATTGATAGAACATAAGATAATCAAATTTAAAAAGGAGCTATAAATGAAAATCATAGATTTTATATACAACCATAAATTAGGAATTATAATGATATTACTATTTATTTTATCTGTTTTTGTTACTATTGAAGATACCAAATACAAAAAAACATTAAATGAATACGAATTGATTATGTACGAAGCAAAAACAATTGGCGAGAAAGAAGAAGCTAGAAAATTAATTGAAATAATAAAAACAAGAAAATTATTAGAAAAGGATTATTAAATGTTAAATATACTTGAATATATGTATCAGTCAGATTTTGTAAAAGGATTTTTGGTAGGAATTTTAGTATTAGCAAGTTTAAATGTATACATATTATCAGAGGAAAACGAATTAATTATAATTTCAGAAAAGAATATAAAACCAGAATTACAAATAACAATAAAAAACAATAATGCAGATACTTTATTTGTTTATAAAAAGAGGTAAATAATGGCTAAAGTGAGTATGGACCTAACAGAATTAAGGGAACTAGAATCTAGAGCAGATATCGCAGAAAACAAAATAAAAGAACTAAATATCTCTACTAATAAAATAATAGCAGATCTTAATTCAACAATAAAAAGATACGAAGACTCAGTACCAACTATTATCAATAAAAAAATAGTATTAAAAAAAGATATATCTATTTCAGATAACCTGATACAAGAAATAGTAAACAGTTTTAAACAAAATACTATTACAAGCTATGACACCGGAGAATTATTGAAACTAGATGGTTTCTACATCTTAAACAAAATAAAAGATTATATCCAACATGAAATAACTGACAAAACTTTTTCTTATAATGGAAATGAATTAAACATTATTAAAGAAACTAAAGAGTTCGCTAATTTCGACCACATAAAAGCAACTGCTATAAATGATGCTAACACAGATTTAAAAAACGAAAATAAAAGAATGAAAATAAAAACAGACAACATGGACAATATTATAGAAGATATGAACAGAAAATTCAATAACGAAAAACAGAGCATCAAAAATAAAAACGAAGAGTTACTAGAAGAACTAAAAACTAAACATTCAAATGAAATAAAAGAACTAAAAACAACAATCAAAGCAAAAGCCCAATTATATATCGAGTTAAAAGAAAACAGAGAACATAAATCACTAGAAGATAAGTACGAGGAATCTCTAATTGAACTGAACGCAATTAAATCACAATTAGAAACTCTAAACAAAAGAAATTGGTATCAGAGATTATTTAATAAAAAACATTGAATTTGTTATCTTATAGGAAAAATAAAATGATAATATCAAATAAAACAAAGGAACTAATTATAAATATAAACAATACATATTTAACAAAACAAGAAAAAGACGGAAGATTTAATATTGATATAGATACAGACGATAAATATTTTGTATATTATATACATAATAAATATACAGACCAAATAATACTAGAGATAACAAAAGAACAATACGAAGAAAACCAAATAAAAATCAAAGAATAAAAACATATAAAAAGAAACTAAAGAAAAATCAAAGAATAAAGATAATAAGAAATGAATATTTATTAAATAAATAATAAGAATAAAATGTACTAAACGGATATAAGAAGACAGACTAACAAACAAGAGGAGACTAAGATGCAAATGGTAAGCAATTTACCTAAATTATGCTAGGTACTCAGAGGTAACTAGATGTGAACAAATTACAGTTTCCTCGACGGTAGAGATAAAGTTATCAGAACCTTACAAATTACTATACAAATCAGGTACTTTACAGGAAATATCCTATGAGTACCTGATTTGTTAACATATAATAGGGTGCTTTTCATAACATAGAGGTTTTATGCTCTTTGATTACTAACATTTACTGAAAAATACTGATTAAACTTTTATACTATTTAATGTAGAGGCTCAATCAGTTTTCACAGCGCGAAGATAAAAGTTTATAGGAGTTTTTCCTTACTTGCTCTCATGTTATAGGAGTTTTCATAGTAAAAGCTATTTAATGTTCACATAAGATAAATAAAAGAAAACTATTGACTAAACACAATTAAATGGTTATATTATATTATAAGAATAAGGAATAACAATATGTTAAAACGAATAATAAAAGAAATTACAGAAGATATTATAAATGAGCAGGTTAAAACTTATGATTCATTAATAAGTGTGGATTTTTCCACAATTCCAAAATGGGCTAAATGGTTGCATTATAATGCAATAGGTGAGATATTTGCATCTAAAGGAAAACCAGATATTGAGTCAGATGGTGGGTATGTATTTTTTCGTAAAGTTGAAAAAATTGGACAGATTAAGGATAGTAAAAAATGGGTTGGTTGGAAAACATCTGCAATTGAAATATAAGGAATAACAATATGTTAAAACGTTTTTTAGATAAATTTAAATTTAAAGAAAAACCAAAGGTAATACATAAGTCTTCTTATATAGAACCTATTCGGATTAAAGGTTATTATGGATTTACTACTAAATTAACAATAGAAGGTTTTAAAAAATTCTTAAAAGATAATGTAGATGCTATAAGTGAGGCTAGGTCACTTCGTATAGGTGGCTTAGAAAGGTATAAAACTAAAAAATTTAAGGATTTTGTTTATTTACAGATATTAGAATTACCTGAATTAGGTGAGTATATAAGTAAATTAGATTATAAATATTTTTATAAGGATTAACAATATGTTAAAACGAATACTAACAGAATCAGGTAAGATTAAACTGATTTACAAATATAGCAAAAAGAACAATGATAAATCTGATGCATATTTTGATAAATTACCAATGGGTGAGAAAAAGAATAATGCTTTACAATATATATCATTTGCTAAATTAACTAACTATATATTCAATAAGGTAACTTGGTTAGAAGAGCTATTAAACGATGTAGACATTGATATGGAAATAATCAATAAAGGTTTAGAGAAATACAAAATAAGAACCGGTAGTAAATTTAAGTTCGAATTGTTTAGTGGATATTCTACTAAAGCCATAGAGAAACTAATAGACGATAAACACTATGGATTACTATGGTACGAACAAAAATTCAGAGGTACAAAGGACTATAATAATTTTGAGAATACTAAACAATGGAAAAAATATTTAAAAACTGAAAGATTGAAACAAAAAGAGAAACAGGAACTAGTCAATAAGAAAGCAAATGCAGATAAGGATTTTAAATCTGCATTAAGTAAAGGTGAAACATTTACAGATAATTCAAACGAAATAATAATTGATAGAGAATATACTCAAAACGTAAGAGCAGGATTTGAATTAATGTCACAATATGATTTATATACTGGATCAATAGATACTGCTGGAGGAAGAAGAACAGCAGAATCTAATAACGAGGATATTCTAAGGAAACTAAGAGAATTAAAAGTTCTTCAAATAACTTTTAAAAATCATACTCCAATGTTCAGCAAGAAATCAAGTGACTATATATTAAAAATAAAATAAGGTAAACAAAATGAATAAAGAGGAAATAAAAGAAATAGTAAATGAAGTGCTGAACGAATCTGACAAAAGTAATTGGAAACTATATAAAAGAAAAGGTTTAACAGAGATGAGACCATTTATAAAAGGTGAAAAATTAAATGACTATTGTTCAGTATCAGAGGCAGATAAAAAAGAATGGTAGTCCTAAGGTTGGAGATATGATTGCAAGGAATCCAAAAATTCTAGTGATGAATGGTTAGTCGCAGAGGAATATTTTAAGGATAATTTAGAGCTTGCTTAGTTAATTAATAATATTTCAATGAAAACAAAATGCACATACCTTATAGTATGTGCATTTTTCAGTATAAGTTTCAATTCGCTATACCATTCTAATTTTTAGTTCTGAATAAGATAAATAAAAGAATATACAGAGGACGAGATAGTAACTGATATGAAATTAGTACCGGAAATATGGTACATAGGAGAGGATAACAAAAAACATAGATACTATACTGACATTTATATTCCTAAAGATAATTTAATTATAGAAGTAAAGAGTACAAGGACTTATAATGTAGATTTAGAAAAGAATATTAGAAAAGAGACTAGATGTAAAGAGTTAGGGTATAAGTTTCAATTCGCTATACCATTCTAATTTTTTGTTCTGAATAAGATAAATAAAAGAAAACTATAAATATAATAAATTTTTAAGAGGTAAGAACTATGTCAGATATGATAAGTTTAAGTAAATTTAAAGAGAAATTAAAGGATGTTTCGAGAACGAATAGAGTTTGGACTCACTTCGACCTATTAGACGATATGCCATTTATTTCAGTAGATGGTACTATTACAGAAGATGCACCTTATTTTGTAACTACCACAACTCTACCAGGTGAAACTAATACTCCAATTGAGGTTAATTTTGCAGGTAATGTTATCAAACTAGCCGGAGGTACAACTGAACCAGGGGCCTGGACTTGTGATTTTGTAAATGATATTAATTTCAAAGCTTATAAAATGATTCAATCTTGGTTAACCCTAAAACATGATGTAAAAACAGGATATGTAGGTGTAGCATCTGCTTATGAAAGGGATTTATTTATTTCGTGGTTAGATAATAAAGGTGTTCCGATTGCTACTATGATGTTAAAAGATGCCTCACCTGATGAATTAGGCGAAATGAGTTATGATACTGCTACCGGAGATGCACAGACATATTCAACTACCTGGAATTATGCGTATAGAATTGTAACGTTTGGACCCGATTCACTATCTGAAATTCAAGACCTTGCTAGAAAAGCTGCAGAGGGTTCAATTGAAATTGTTGCAGATACTTTAACAAATCCAATTACAAAAGGATAGAGGTGACTAATTGAAAACAACTAAACAGATTATTTCAGAGGTAATTAAAGATTTATTACCTCTGAAACATAAAATTGATAAAATAGTAAACGAAGAAAATTCAGATTGGTCTGCTAAATACAAAAGATCAGTGATTACTATTAAAGATGGTTATAAATATTCAGATGAACAAGAGTTAGAGCAAATGTATTATAATATTGTGAAAGGTTTGGATTCTATGAATACTGTACCTAGAAAAATAGATGTTAGTTTTTAGTATTTTTAATTACTCTTTATAGCTCTCCATTAAAGAGAGCTATTTTTGTTTTATTCAATCATTAGTAGTACCTTAGCTGAACTTTCTTAGTCCAACCATATAATTTTATCATTTAACAATCAAAGTACACTAAAAGACACTTAAACGGCTAATAATTTATTTTACATTTAATAAATCTTTTTTCTTGACAAAACATATAAAATTGGTTATATTTATCTTGATAAATCAATAGAGAACGATAAAAGAATGAATTATTTTAAATAGGAGTACTATTATGAAAAGATTTATAGGTATGACGTTTAAAACTATAGAGGTTAATGAGTTTAAAACAGAAATAGTTTTTACAAATAGCAAAGACGAAAAATTCCTAATGTATCACGAACAAGATTGATGTGAGGATGTCTATGTTGAGTCGATAGTTGGTGACTTAACAGACATTATAGGAGTTCCTATATTAAATGCAGAGGAAGCTACTAATGAAAAAGAATTAAAATATAACCACCAGACTTGGACTTTTTATAAATTTGCAACCAAGAAAGGATATGTAGACATTAGATGGGTTGGAGAAAGTAACGGATATTATTCAGAAGAGGTTAGGATTAAAAAATTAAATTAAAAATAATTTTCAATTTTCAAGAAAAAAAAGATAAATAAAAGAAACAAAAAATAAATTAAACGGATTAAACACTAAATGAACAAAGCTAAATTAAATATAATTTCAACATCTACTCGACTTAATTCGTGGACACTTACGAATACGGCCGATTTATTTAATAGTGATACTCCGTTAAGGAATGAACAGAGACTTGGTTACAAAACATGAGATAGAAGATTTTTAATATAAACATTTTTAAAATCCTTTTATTTCATAAAAATAAAAGGATTTTTTACATTATATAAATCTTTTTTCTTGACAAAACATACAAAATTGGTTATATTTATCTTGATAAATCAATAGATATAGAAATAAATGATATTTGAAACAATGATAATTGACATAGAATAATTTAATAAGGAGTTATAAGGTTCTTCTGTTCACCGGTTATAAAATACCGAGAATGATTAACAAATACGAGTTGCTATCCTCATGCTCCTTATTAAATTATTTTAAAATAAAAATCTTTTTTTCTTGACAAGTAAACATTAAATGGTTATATTATAAGAGAAGAAAGAAAATGATATTTGAAATAGTAAATAAATTATAGTTAGACTAAATGAAGCATTCTTATTGATTGCGCAGTCAATAATACAATGTGAAGTCGGTGCCTATCCTGGGCACATCTAATAAGGTGCAATTCCTTATCTTGGTCACCTATACTGAGGCAAGTGCTAGATTATCTTGAAAACGATGATATTAAACTCAAACTTAATACTATAATTTATTTACCATTTCAGAAATTAATAACTCTGAACTGCTCTTTGACATAGAACGATGATGAAATAAAAAAATTAACATAATTTGAGAGTTATTATATAGTAACTCCCTTATAACAATTTTGCTGATGTAACTCAATGGTAGAGTACTGATTTTGTAATTCAGAGGTTGGGTGTTCGATTCTCCATCGTTCCACATTATAGTCTATTAGTTTAAATGGTTAAAATCCGCCCCTGTCACGGGCGAGAAACGGGATCGTTACCCGTATAGACTGCTAAAAAGAAATAAAATAAAAAATCTTTTTTCTTGACAAGTAAACATTAAATGGTTATATTTATCTTGATAAATCAATATATAGATTAAAGATATATTCAGGTTGTGGTCATAATGGTAAGACGCCAGTTTTGGGAATTGGACGATGGGGATTCGACTTCCTCCAACCTGACTAAGTATTACAGATAATTGAAACAATGATAATTGACATAGAATAATTTTTAATTAAATAGATTAAGTGGTAAATCAATGTTCACTAGATTGGACACAGCCGAACGTTCGATTCGTTCTTTATTAACTGGTAGTTAGGGACTCAGGAAAGAGTGATGGTATATCGAAAATACCTTTAATTAAAAAATATTTTAAAAGAAATAAATCTTTTTCTTGACAAGTTAACTTTAAATGGTTATATTATAAAAGAAGAAAGAAAATGATTAACTTGTTAAAACAAATTGAAATAGAACGATGAAACAAAATATGTACTCAAAATATGTACTCATAACCCAACTTGGTAGAGGTATTCGGTTTAAGCCCGATTCAGTGTAGGTTCGACTCCTACTGGGTACACAAAAGTATTATTGATAAATCTTTTATAGATATACGCCGGTTACCTCTATAAAAGAGAATCTATTGATGTCGCGCTTCCTGAGGTGGAAGAATGCTAATCGAGAAATGAATTGATAATACTGAATTTCGAGAGTATAGCTTAACTCGTAAGCTTGAAAATAGGTTCGACTCCTATAATAGATGCTAATAAAAAAGAGTAATAATAGTTTTAAAGAAGCAATCAAAGAACAGGAAAATAAAAATATCGCGGAGTAGAAAATAAGTATTTTCACCGGGCTCATATTTCGGTTTTGAGTGGGAGCGTTACCCACCTCCGCTACTAAATTTATAAACAAGAGGATTAAATATGTACATAACAACAGGAAAATTATATCATTAGTTATAACTAAACTAATGAGGTAAAGAGATGAAAAGAAATAAAAAGTACAAATCACGAGATATGAATACAAGAGGACATGAATGGCCTTATTGGATTTTCAAAAAACTAAATAGAACTAGAAAAACAGAAATCAAATTGAAACTTAAAAAGGTTACAATTGAAAATGCTGAGGATCAAAATATATTAAATGATACACATAAATTAAATAATACTTGGTATTATATTTAAAACTGCTCGGTTGTTGGAACTGGTATTCAAGATGTGCTTAGACCACATTGCCGGAAACGGATTAAGGGTTCGACTCCCTTACTGAGCACTATATTAACGGAGAACATTATGTACAAAATAACAAACGCCCCATTTTATTGAGTTAATTCTTAATAAAAAACAGGGAGCTAGAAATGGCAAAGTATAAAAGATATAATCAAAAAAAGAAATATATAAGAAAAGATAATACTAGAAAACTGAACAACTTTCCTTATTGGGCAGAGGCTTTAGAGTTTTCTGACAAAACAAGAGTTAAGAAACAATTACGAGATATTACAATTGAAAACGCAGAAGATATTATAGTTTATTCAGATAGAACCAGATATGCTGGTTGGGATTGGAATTAACAAAGATTTATTGGGGTATCGCCAAGTTGGTTTACGGCACCAGATTTTGATTCTGGTATTCAGTGGTTCGAGTCCACTTACCCCTGCAAAAGATAAATAAAAGAAAATAGGAAACAATTACTCGTCTATTGTTAGGGTGAATTAATTACTCACCCGCTCCTACCTTCCTTTATTTAAGACGAGATATTAAACATAGACGAGGTAACAAATGAATAAATTAATCAAAAAAATTAATTGCACTGAATGTAATAAGGAATTAATTGTTTCAAAATTTCATTTAAATGTTGATTTATGTAATAATTGTAAAAAAATTAAAAAAAGAATATTATCAAATTGTGAAAATTGTAATAAAGAACATTATAGTGAATTTGCTACTGGTAGATTTTGTTCTCGTTCCTGTGCCAATTCATTTTCTGCCAAAAATGATAATTCAAACGAAACTAAGATAATTAATTGTATTAGTTGTAATAAAGAGATTGAAGTTAATAAAAGAAGCCCAAATAAAGCTAAGTGTAAAGAATGTAGAATATTATCTAGAACTATTATTAAAACGTGTAAATATTGTAAAAAAGAATTTAAAACTTTAAATAAATCACAAAAATTCTGTGGTCATGATTGTAGTAATAAAATGCCAATAACAGAAGAAACTAGAAATAAAATGAAATTAAATCATAAAGGAAATTGGCCAGGTGCAGGACGTGGTAAATCCGGTACATATAAAGGATATTATTGTGATAGTACATGGGAATTGGCTTTTACAGTTTATAATATTGAACATAATATTAAATTTTTAAGAAATAATAAAGGTTTTGATTATATATTTGAAAACAAAAAACATAAATATTACCCCGATTATATTATAAATGGTGAATTTGTAGAAATAAAAGGTGTAGATAATGATTTATGGCAAGCTAAATTAAAACATTTTCCATATAAAATAAAAGTATTATATAAAAAAGAAATGAAAAAATATTTTGATTATATTATAGGAAAATATGGAAATAATTACATATATTTATATGATGAAAAAATAAAATATGAAAATATATGTAAAGTATGTGGAAAAATAACATATAACCATAAAGAATTTAAAGAACTTAGTGGATGTTGTAGAGCACATACAACAAAGTTAAGAAAATTTAAATTGATGAATGACGGAAACAAAAATTATAGAATTTTATTAAAATATGTAGACGAAAAATTAAAAGCTGGATATAAATTTGGTAGAATTGGTAAAGTAAATCAATATTAATATAGAATGAAGAAAATAATAGTAGATTGTCCGAGTTGGTCTATGGAGCTGGCTTTGAAACCCAGTAGTCAGAAATGACACGAGTGTTCGAATCACTCATCTACTGTGTATGGTGTTATTGGTGAAATTAGTTATCACATGGAGCTGTGACCTCCAAGTCACCGGAGCGTAACCGGTATATCACCCAAAGTTTTATCATCGTTTTTTTAATACATCTATAGTTCAATGGAAAGAATGCCTGGCTACGAACCGGTTGATGTGAGTTCGACTCTTACTAGATGTACAACAAATTATTGTCTGCAGCTGGCCTATAAATCCAGTGGTTTGAAAAAACTAGTAATGTTAGCAATAATCAAAGGTACATAATATTAAATTATGTACCTTTTTTTACATTTAATAAATCTTTTTTCTTGACAAAAGGATTTTTCTTGGTTATATTATATATAGATTAAGGAAATGAAAACCAAATAAAAAAGGAGTACTAAATGAAAAAATTTATAAAAGTTGGAACTGGACTTATAACTTGGGGTCATTTACCAGAAGAACATATTGATAAATCTGCAAAGATAACTTTTTATGAGAATGGTAAAACAGAAATTGTTAACGCTAATATGCCTTACCAAGGAACTCTTAATTATTTTTCACAGATATCTATTCTGAAAAACGATGTATATAGTGGATATATTACAATTACAATATTTGAGAGTGACGATAATTTTGATAAATTGTCAGAGTATTTAACAATCAATAACGTTAATTATGAAAAATTTTTATAAGGAGTTCCAAGATGAAAACAAATTTAACTGAAATTATAAAACTTTCTAATGAATGTAAATCATTAGGTTATGATTGTGATAAATGTAAACAGGTTGAACTTTGTGATGACTTCGATAGTATTTTAAAGAATATAACTGAAACAACTGAATTTTTCATACCTGAAGATTATACATTACAATTTGCTCAACAATTGGTTGAAAACTATGATTCAGAAAATAAGATAACTAATTAAAAAGGTTAATATGCTATTAATAATTATTGTGTTTGGAATTATACTACTATTTATTACATTAATAATAGTAGGAAATATTTTTGTTTTCATTATGGATATAATCAGTATCATAACCTCAGGTAAAACCTTAGATGAACATACAGAGGAGAGGCAAAAATTAGTTCGTATAAGAGAGCATGACGAACTAATGAAAGGTGGTTATTTTGAAAAATCTAATTTACTAATGAAAGGAAACACTTCTTCCTTTTATAGAAGTCATTGATCTTTTTCCTTGACTTTTTAATGAAAATGTATTATATTATAGATATATTAATAAATAAAAGAAATCAAAAAAGGAGCTTTAAATGTTAGAATTAAAAATCGGTACACCAATCTTCACAAAAAATAATTCAGAATTTGATGTATATGTAACAAAAATTCAAGGTAGTAACATTACTGTTACTTGGGAAGATGAAGATAGTTATGATGAATATACTCAAGTAGTCAAAAGGTCACAAATCAAAAAAGTTAAATTTGACGATGGCGATGAAATGTTTGAATTACCTAGCTGGACATGTACTAAATAAAATGATAGAGGATAATAAATTGAAATTTAATATACTACTAACAAAATTAAGGTTTGATGAAGAACCAAATAGTTTAGAAGATTGGAAAAAACAAAAATATGAAGAAAATAATTTATTTATGGAGCCAGATATGTTCCAACAAGAATTAGCGCCAACTGGTTGGATATGTCCAGTTTGTGGAGCAGGGATGTCTCCATATATAAATAAATGTAATTGTAATACTAATTATACGAATACTGGACCGAGGTTATAAAAAATGTCATATAGTTTTTATTCATAGGAAAATGTCATAGGGTCACAAAGAGTTCACATCATATTAATTTTAAGTATTACATATATAGATTATTTCATTAAAACATACAAATTAAAGGAAAAATAAAAATGAAAATATTGTTGCTATCAGATTTACACGGTAAATTCAAACAATATAATGATATTGTAAATAGTACTGAATATCCTACAATTGTACTAGGAATAGAGGGCCTAGGTTTTAATGATAGATTAGATGCTGAATTTAAACCTAATAAAAAAGATAAATTTTTCAGAGGTAATCACTCAGATCCTGCTAAATGTAAAGCACATCCAAATTATATGGGTGATTATGGATATGATGAAAAAACAGGAATATTTCATATAGCAGGTGCTTATTCTATTGATAAAGCATGGAGAACTCCAATGATAAATTGGTGGCCCGATGAGCAAATTCCAAGGAGTGAGTGGAATAACATTAAAAAATTATATAAAGAAACAAAACCTAATATAATGTTGAGTCATACTTTACCTTATTCAATGATAACTCCAATTTTCGAGGGGCATTTCAAACCTATGCAAGATGATACTACTATGTTACTTGATATGTTATTAGAAATTCATAAGCCTAAGCTATATGTATTTGGACATATGCATAGATCAGCTCAGAAAAAGATTAATGGTACACAATGGGTGTCACTCGATGAATTAGAAACCTTAGAAATTTGTACAGAGGATTGGAGATAAATGAGTAATAAAATGGGTGAACGACAAATTGATAATAAATGTAAAAATTGTAAGAAATGCATTCCTGTTGAGGCTAATACAAAATCTGAAATATCTACTTGGGGCTGGATTACTTGTATATGTTGTGTTAATAAAATTGATTTGAAAAAATATACAAAAGGAAAATAATATGTCAAACAATACGAAAATAAATAAAGTTTTAGAAATACTAAGAACAAATTACCCAGATGTAATTTTTACCTATGAAAAATTTAAAGATGATACAGATGTTGAATATCATATATACCATAATGATAGGGAGCTAGATTATTCCTTTAGATTTAATGAGGTACTTAATGAGGTATATGAGATATTACGAAATTATAAATGGTTTATAAGTTATAGAAAATAAATATAAATATAAATAAACAGGAAAATATTATGTTAAAAAGAAATTTGAAAGAAGATGAACGATATACTGCAGGCACAGAGGAAATACATCAATTAAATGATACTCCAGTATCATTGTTTGTTAAACAACAGGATAAAGAAAATGATATTTTTTTTAATAGTTTAGGAAACGCACATATTGTACAAAGAAGTTCAACATTAACCTATCACGGACAGGATGGTAAAACATATAAAAATTTGAACACTGACAAAGTTAAATATGTATATGCTGGATATGAAAAAGAATTTTATAAAGTTGAGGATTATTTTAAACTATTAAGGTCTATTTATAAAGGAACTAAAACTAGAGTAAAACCAATAAAAATAAACGAAGGTAAAAAAGACTACCAAGAATATCACGATAGTTATACCTCATCAGTTACAGAAATCATTAGATGGGTAGCTGCAATGGGTTATGATGAACTAGATGACGATGAAATGGCTTCGGTAGTAACTTTCAGTGGTAAACCTAGACCTGGTCAGACTAAAAAACATACATTTTCATTAACTAGAAATGGAAAACCTCAAAGAAAAGCATTACACGCTCAGGTCTATAATAGAGAAACTAATACAAAAGAATTTGAA